CCTGAAGAGTTCTTTAAGAAAGCCTGGCAAGTGATTCATAGTTACTTACTGAGATGCACGGAGAAGAACGGGCGTAAAAGGTTATGATCGGGGCAATGAAAAATACAAAATGGCTAAACGTGGAGTAAAAAGTAAATACAAACCAGAATATGAGAAACAAGCTTTAATCTTTGGAGAGAAAGGATTTACTGACAAAGAGATAGCTGATTTCTTAGGAGTAACGGAACAAACAGTAAATAATTGGAAGAAAAGCTATCCAAATTTCTTTGAGTCCTTAAAAAAAGGCAAGGCAGTTGCAGACGAAAAGGTTGAAAGAAGCCTTTATAATCGGGCTACTGGATATTCTCATCCAGACGTGCACATATCGAATTATCAAGGAAATATTACAATAACACCGATAATAAAGCATTATCCGCCTGATGTAACGGCTCAGATATTCTGGCTTAAAAATAGAAAGCCCAATGAATGGCGTGATAAACATGAGCAAGTACACGATGTAAGTGATAAATTAGCCGATTTACTTGCCAAGATACCATCAACCATGGGTGTTTTACCTTGTAATGAGTGATAAGCAGGAAAAGGAATTTTTTGACAAATTAGGTAGCCGAACGAAAAGGCTGAATTCTTTGTATTGGATATTAGATGAGAAAGGAAACAAGATACGATTTAGAATGAATCGAGTTCAGCAAATTCTATATCAAGCTATGTGGTGGCTCAATGTCATACCAAAAAGCCGGCAGCATGGAATCACGACTTTTATATGTTTATTCTTTCTTGATGCGTGCTTGTTTAACTTAAATGTGAGGGCGGGCATTATAGCGCACAGATTAGATGATGCTGAGCGCATATTTCAGGATAAAGTAAAATTTGCTTATGATAATTTACCAATAGAGCTAAGAGACAGAATAAGTCTTGAGAATGAGACCAAGACGGATTTAATGTTTTCTAACGGTTCATATATTTATGTTTCGACCTCTATGCGATCTGGCACACTTCAGTATCTTCACATATCGGAATACGGTTATACTTGTGTACATGCGCCTGATAAAGCATCAGAGATCAAAAGAGGTTCTTTGCCAACCATACATGAGGGTGGAATAATATTCATAGAAAGCACTTCCGAGGGCATTGGCAACGATTTTCATGCTATCTGTGAAGAGGCAGAGAAACATCGTTTAAGCGGTAAGCCATTGTCGAGACTTGATTTTAGAATACATTTTTTCGCCTGGCATGACAATCCAGCTAATAGTATAGACCCCATGGGCACAGAGATTTCAAGGAAGATGGAGGAATATTACGGGCGGATAGAACAGGTGTTTAACAAAAGACTCACGGATGGTCAAAAGGCGTGGTATATTGGCCAAAAGAAGATATATGGTGCAGATATATACAAAGAACACCCTTCGACTCTTTCTGAGGCGTTTGAGGCTGCATCCGAAGGAACATACCACGGCATAGCCATGGCATTAGCCACAGAAAAAGCACGGATAACCTTTGTTCCTTACGACCCATCTGCTAAAGTCTTTACATTTTGGGACACAGGTAATATTTACACTTCGATATGGTTTTTCCAGTTCAAAGGCGAGAGGATTAATGCCATTAATCATTATTTCGATGATTTAGGGCAAGGTTTGCCACATTATGCAACGGTATTGCAAGAGAAACATTATGTTTACGGTGGCCATTTTGCCGGTCCTGACATAGACCCGGAGCATGGTAGTAACAGGAAGAGTTTTCATACTGGTGAGACCACGATTGATGAAGCCTTAAGGTTGGGTATAAAATTTGAAATAGTTGAGGCACATTCCTTTGATGATAGAATAAGGGCAACTAATGAAATGATTGCCCGCACATATTTTGATGAAAATGAATGCAAAAGCGGCATTTTAGGATTAAAGAATTTTCGTCGGCGAAAGAATACACAACTATCTACAACAGAGAGGCCGGTTTTCTTTGATGAGCCTGTAAGGGATACAATTGACATTCATATAGCAGATAGTTTCGGTCACATGGCAATATGGTACAAGGCTAAATTAATAAGAGGTCAAAACATAGGAGATGCGAAGCCTCAGACACAAGATTATCATTCATATAGGAATAAACAGCACCGTCATGTAGCCTTATCCGGTTTTAAGAGTGAGAAGCGAAGGGGCATAGCATGAAGAGTTATCATTGGATGATATTCATTATAATAATGGTTGTTCTTGGCTTGATGTATGCTTCTACTTATAAACAGCAAGCAAAGATGAATATAGAAAAGTTGGATGATTCTGAGGAATCAATAAGTTTAGAGCCAAACGACCCTGATGTTATGTATTTAGAGCCAAATTACGAATTTACAATCTCTGTGCCGGAGTACTACAGTGATTTGGTTATAAACATAGATGGCGATGAAGTGGAAATAAATTACGATCCGAACACTAACACTTTGAGTTCGGACAGAGCTGCGGATGATACGTTCAAACTCTTGTATTTCGGTATTTCTATGATGCCTGGTTCTATGCTCAGAGTTCCGAAAGACTGGAACGAGCCTATTAACGTTAAGTTTGCCGAGGATTCAAATTATGAAGATTCTAAGTAAAGTCGTATTCGTTTTGGCTATATTGGCGTTCACGCTTGTCATGGGCATACTGATAATGGGTTTGTCTGGGTGCAAGGATAAATCTTTGCAAGAAATACCAAGCGAAAAAAATCTTTCTTGGTATATAAATCGTGAAGTGCAAAAGCAACTAAGTGAGCCTAATTTTACCGAAAATCAATATAATAGTATTTTGCGCAGATTAACTTCTTTAGAAACTGACAAAGATTTATCTAAGGCTTATGAATTTCACACAAGGCTTGTAGCAATTGAAGATATTATAAATCATTATAAACCAACTCAATCACCAAATGAGGTTTACATAGATACTCTCGATCCAAACCAGCCCATTTACAAGTTCATGCTCAAGCCGAAAGAAGAATGGATTAAGTTGGCTGGTGAGAACGAGCGGACAATTATCTTTTACAACTTGAGTGATGCCCGTGTTGCAATAGCGAGGCTCAAACAGCAGAACGCGAAGCTTGAGAAAAGGTTGAGAGCGTTGGAGGGTGTCGAAGTTATCGATTTTAATAATATGATTTACAAGGATTCAGGATCGGTGGAGGCGCAATGATGATTGAATCGCTTTCGGGGATAAAAGAAAAAGGCACAGACTCTTTATGAATAAGGGAAAAATAATATGTGGTTTATTGGATAAACACAGCAAAAAAGTATATAAATATATGGGAAGGATATATTGTGCAAGATGTGATGAAATGCTGGTTGACACATGGACTCAGGCAGTAAATCCTGATTGGCTAAAAACCCGTGAAATTGTGAATATGCCGACTTGATATTATGGTCTATAATGAGTGAGAAGGCGCAATAATGATTGAATTGATGATTGCATTCAGTTTTATTTATATTATTGGTTTTCTAACGGGATATATTTTGAAAAAAGTACTAAACAAAGGAAATTATGGCAAAGAAAGGCGTACCGAGAAGAGATGGTTCAGGCCGAGGTGTGAGGGCTAATCGAGGTCGTGGTGGTTGCAAGACTACAAGGAATGTTGGCCGAAATAGACGATAAGGAGGTCCTATAAAAATAATTGGTAATAAATCACTTAACTCACCAAGAAGATGAATTATGGAAAAAATAGGATGTTATGATTGCGGTTTAGAATATGGTATCGATGGTTGGATTGAAGCTATTGTTCCTGATTATGTTTGGAATTTAATCCGTCCAGAAGGCGCTGAATTCAGACTGCAAGGTGCTGTCCTAATTTGATTTTAAGGGAAAAAGAATTTATGGAACATATCAAAAATGAAATTAAACACTGTAAATCAGAAATGCGCAAAACGTCTGGGGAAAGATATTCTTTCTTATATTCTGTCTTACAGGCTTTAGAATGGGCGTTAGACCCGATGTCTTATGCAATGCCTGTAGATACTGTATTAAATGGAAAAATAGGTACTATGGACACTCCGGCAGACTCAGAAGATTGTTTGGTTCTTCCCCATCTGCCTCTGTCTTGAGATATTTATTGCCATATTTGCTAACCGCAACAATGACTTTAACGGGACGATTTTGAACAGAAACGTAAAAATTGAAGTATATGAATACCAAATAATTTAACCGAAAGAAACCGACAGGCATAGGACGGAGTAGCTACCGTTTTAGTGCCGGAAACCACGAAGCCTGTTCCGGGGGCTGTTGAGGCAAAGACCTTGATGGCCCCCGTTTCTTTTGGTGGAGATAAAAGGATGCCTGTAGGCAGTCGCGTACACAAATGTTATGTAAGGTTGAGGAGACAGGGCAAGAGCAAAGGCAGTTCTGCCCGGATATGCCAGAGTTCGACCGGCCAAGCTCTCAAGACCGGACGTAAGCCGAAGGGGAAGCGATCATGAAGGAATGGCTTGATAACAAACTATTGGAAAGAATCAAATTCATGTGGTCTTCTCGTGAGAGCGTATATTCACGGTTAAATAGTGCGAGAGAGACCATCATCGAGCGTTTCCGGCCTGACAAAGACTTGGATGTAGGTTCTAATTACGATATGCGACTCTTGGGCCATGACATTTATGACGGCACGGGCGTTTCGGCTGTACACACTATGGCGGTTGGTTTTTACGCCCATCAATACTCGAAGAACGTTGATTGGATTCATTACAAGTTTTGGCTGGATGTTTTGAAGGAAGTGGATGAGCTTGACCAGTTCTGTTCCGACTTGAAAGACCATCAGAGTTCGGCTTATCAGAAGGGCAATTTTTACAATGTTCAATTAGGATATGCCAAGAACGCAATTACGATAGGTTCACCTTGCGTTTTCATTGAAGAAAACGTCAAGACAAGCGAGATTATACACAAGCCTTTGCACTATTCCACTTTCAGGCTCTTTTACGATATAGCCAATAGGACGGAAGGAGTCGTAACTAAAGAGCAATGGACGATAAAAGAGATTTACGACAAATTCTGTGAAGGGAATACGAGGGAAGTTAGACTTGCCAAGGCCAAGGATATATTCAGCAATTCCACTATGAAGTATATAGACGGGGGTCAATGGTCTAAAAAAATCACTATATGGCGGGCTGTATTCAGGAAAAGAAATCCGGTATTTTACAGTAAGAACTTCGGTTCGCAGTACGAATGGTGGGGTTGCTATTTTGAGGATACGCCGAAGGACAAAGATGTGCCTTTAATGACAGAAGGTTACTTCACTAAACCCTTCGCCGTCTGGGACTACGAGAAGAACCCGGACGAAAGTGCATCCCGAACACCTGCATTTTACAGTCTTTACGACGATGTTACTTTGAATAATATAATGCTCAATTACATTACGGACGTTCAGATGGGTGCGAGACCGCCCATGGCAAAGCTCAAAGAGGACAAGGGAGAATACGATTTAGGACCCGGCGACTCTGTTTATCTCGACCGTCAGCATTGGGAATACGCACCTAAATTTATCGAGCGTGGCGGCAAAATCAATTGGGAAGTCGAGCAGCTTAAAATGTTCCGTGAAAACGTCAGAATGCACTTTCACACTAAGCTATTCAACATTCTTACCGAGCTTGCTTTAGCCAACAAACAGCCAATATCGGCCACACAGACGCTTGAGATTCAGGATGAGAAGATTACCCAGATTTCACCCATGATAGAATCTAACGACGATTATCTGAGGCAGGTGGACGAACGAACATTGGACATCGAGTACAGGGCGGGACGTGGCCCGTTCAGGCCGGACAATATGATGTACATCGCAGACGTGATAGGCTGGGCTTGCAGAAAAGCGGGTGTGGACTTTAACGGTGAACTTGTACCGGAGTTCATAGGCAAGCTCAGACGTCAGCAGCAGATGGAACAGAAGCTTAAGCCTTTAATGCTGGGCATGGACGTTATTAGTCGTGCCCGCGAGACTATTGACGAGGATTTGAACGTAGCCGTCAGGGGTTACGATGTTCTCGACGACGGTCTGTCAGCAGTGGACTTCCCGATGAAAAACCTCAAGCCTAAAGACGAATACGAAGAAGACATGGCCCAGATTCAGGAAGGCAGGGCACAACAATTACAGATTGAAAATACTATAGAGGCCATGAAAGCATCGAAAGGTTTGAAGCCGACAGGACAAGAGGCTTTACCGGCGGGGACTGAATGAAAATGGAATGTCCTAAATGTAAGACGAAAATAGAATCAAGCAACGAAGAGTTATTTGAATTGAAAGGCATAGGACACTTTTGGGCGTATCAATGTCCAGCGTGTAATAAGATTATACCAAGAGACGAGAAAGGAATGGAATTGGTGGGTAATTTTGAGGAAAACGCAAGGCGTGTTATTGGGAAAAAAACTGGCATGGATTGTGTCATCGAAGACAAGAAACAAATAGATTTGATTCAGAAAACTCTCGATATGATAATCGGCCATACAAGCGATAAAACAGAAGTGGCAGAGCAGACTTGCTATTATAGGGGACGTAAATTTGGAATTAGGATGGTTAAATGACTAAGTTCATACAAAGGTATGATGGCGAATGGCATGATGTTACTGATGGCAGGTTAGTTCAATGTTGCGATTGTGGATTGGTACATGATGAAGAATATAGGATTATTGAAGGCGAAAATGGAGATTTAAGAATAATCCGTCGAGCAACAAGAAATAATAGGCTTACGGCGGCGAGGCGTCGTTCTTTGAAAATGAGAAAATCTGGAATATATAAAAAGAAAAAATGATTAATCCTATTTTGAAAAGACAATTTGGCGACCCAATATTTTTAGCTGGAGAATTGACTAAAGTCTTTAACCCAGTCAAGACTTATGACGAGGACAAATATAGAAGTCTACATCTTCATAATGACATGATAGCAAAGATATACTCGTTGATAGGAGAAAACGACACTGAATTCAGATATGAAGTATCAAGATTGATTTATAGATTAGGAGATAAAAATGCCCGGAAAGAAAAAAAGCCAAAAAGAAGGACAGTCAAAACAGGCTAAAGGAGAGGTCGAGCCTGTTGGGACAAAAGTAAAAATTCCTAAAACTATTACAATTCCAATGAAAGTTGACGACAAAAGGAAGGAAATCGATGACATCGAGTATATCGCCCGCATAGTGAATATCAAACACAATTCACCCGGCATTAAGTCGATAAAAAAAGTCGTTAATTACGATTACGCAACGAAAAAAATCGAAGGGTATTACGAAATTGAAACGGGGAAATAATTATGAGTTGGATGGAAGACGTAGATTTATCGACGTTATCACCGAACGAGCAAGATGAATTTAAGAGTGCCATGGGTGATTACAAAACGCTACCAGATGCGTTAATTGGCGGTTACAACGCGAAAAAAATATCTGGCAAAAATTATAAATTGCCAAAAAGTGTTGAAAGTTTGCCAAGCGAAGAAATGCGAAATGAGTTTCTATCTGAAACAAGGAAATTACTTAAAGTAGAGCCGCCTATTACGAACGATACCATCAAGCAGGTCAATTTCAAGAAAGGTCTTGCCGAGGGCAAGGAAGCTAACGAACTGGTAAAGACGAAACTTTCGGAGTTCGCTGTCAAGGAAGGGATAGGACTGACGAAGCTTCAGAATCTTATCGAGTTTGTCAACAGTTTTGGTGAGGAAATAAGCAAGACAGCCAGTGCCGAGCTGGAACAGGCCACAAAAGACGCCATCAAGAAAACAGGCGAAGCCCTCGACCTTTATTACGGTGCGGAGAAGCGCAAAGAAAATGCAGAGCTTCTACGAAAAGCCATACAAAATAACTGCGACCTATCGACTGAGGAAGTTGAGCAGCTTGCCGGTGATTTGGCTGATGATGGATATATATTCCAGAAGCCTGCTCTTGCAAAAGTTCTCATGGACAAGATAGCGCCTTTAGCGAAGGAAGGCGACACGATTCCCAAAGGTGATACAGCGAAAGAAAAAACCAAACGAAAGCTCGCGGATGAAGGATTCACGAAGACCGCAGCAGCGATAGGATTGGAATAAACAGCGCCTCTTTAGGAGATACCGCTTATAAGATAAAAAATTGAGACACCTCAAACTTGCCATTTTAGGGAAAAGTTGGGCCTCTGACTACTGGGAAAGTTCAGTTAGTTGGGCGGGTTAGAAAACCCGCAAGGCGAGCCTCGCAAGAGACACCTCCCGAAATGTAGTGAAAACAATTTAATAACTATTTTTCAGGAGTATAAAATGGCAACAAACGACATAACCACAATGGGCAACATGCTTGATATGATAAAGTTCAAGTTGCCCAACAACAAAGCAATCCAATCAATTGCGGCTACCTTGGCTGAACGTGATGCCTGGACTCGATTCACTCCTTCTCTTGCCGCCAATAGCGGAGTCAGTCACACGATTTTGAAACAGATTTCCTTGCCTACTGGTTACCTGGTTGATGCCGGTGGGAGCTGGAAGGAATCAAAGGCCGAGTTCGAGCCTGACGTCCTGGGCATGTTCACGATACGTTCGACTTACCGTTCCAATCCCGATTATTTCAAGAACATGGCTCCGGAAGTCGCTTCGGTGCAATTGCGCGCCCAAAAGGCTTCTCACGTAATGGCTTTGATTCAGGGCAAAAGAAATTTAATGTTAAACGGCTCGACTGCTCCGAATCAGAGTTCCATAAGAGGACTAATGGAGATGGAATCTTATGCGACATATGATGGTAAGTTCTGCTTCTCCGCTGGTGGTGCGGACACGAATACCGACCTTAGAAGTTGCTGGCTCGCCAAGCCGGGTGTGGATACCGTTTACGATATTCACAACAAGTTTCATCCGTCTATGGGCGTTGAAATGGATGACAAAGGCGAGCAGTTGATTACCGGCCTTGGAACGAGCAGTGACGAGCACAGATACGACTTGTTCATTGAGTTCATGCTTCAATCGGGCTTCGTAGTCGAAGACCAGAGGGCTTTGAAAAGAATCTGCAACGTGGAATGTGGTACTACGGACAATCCGGGACAATCTTTAATTGATGCGATTACGGATGCGAGCATTATCAACGCTCCGACCGGCGGGACCTTAATGTCTTATGACACCGAAGGCAATGTCGTTGAGGAATTACAAAGTCCCTGGATTCTTTACTGTCCCGAAAGGCTTTATTCCAAACTTGTGAAATCCCAGAATGACAAGTTGTTCGTCTATACATCAGAGGAAAACATATACAGGACGAAACTTCGCATGATAGGTGACGACATAATCATCGCAAGAATGGATGCCTTGAATCATGATTTGGGTTCCGGCGAAACTTATATAAGCGCCGCTTCTTAAAAACAAAGAAACATTTTATTAGGAGATACTTAGATGATACTTGATAAATTAGGAGTGCTGTCAACTGCACAGGATTTGACTAATGGTTCGACAGCCAGTGAAAACCAAATCAAAATGTCCGCTCGTGACTGGTCGCAAATCACTGATGCGTGGTTGGCGGTCGATTGTGAAACAGCCGCAGGTGGGGATACGGGGGACACTTTCAAATTCGAGCTTAGAGTTGCAACGTCAACTGCATTGACTACCCATAAGCAAGTCTGTTGTGTTGATATTACCAGTAATGCAGACAGAAGACTTGCAACTGCGGGCAAGCCGATTGCCGGTATGAATATTGGAAAATCCCTTAAAAGCGCATGTCAGGCACTCATAGATGCTCAAAGCCTTGTGGATACGGACTTCATTTACGCCGGACTTTATACCACAATTAGTGCCGTCGGTACTATTTCGATTAACGCCGCTTTGAGTCCTCACGAGCCTCCGACCGAAGACCACAGACAGGTAGTGGATTCCAACGTAGGTATTCCCGACAAATGCTCGGCTGCCTCTTAACGAAAGGAGAATGAAATGAAAAAAATAATATTGTTTACATTGATTTTCGCCTTTCTGTGTGGAACGGCTCAGGCGGCAATGACATACGGTGCTTCTTATTATAAAGACCACATAAGCGAAGCTCGTACAGGCTCTTCTGTTGATCCGATATATTTGGCTTTTAACGAGCTGGATACGTTGCTTGCCGGTACGGACTCCGTTGACGCCATGTATTTCAATCCCACGACAGCGCCTTCCACACCATTGGAAGGCCAGCTTTATTACAACGCCGCAACGGACAACCTTGTATATCGCAACGCCTCGGCGTGGGTTACTCTTGCAACTTCTACTTCTGGTACTATGGACGAGACGTATAATCAGGGTTCTTCGATTGATGTCGATACAGATGCTGTTACCCTGACTACTTCGGATGGGGACGACAATGTCGTTCTCGCTATAGTTCAGAACGAGGCAACGAACGATAACGACGCTGTGACTATTACTATGGGCACGGGCGCTATCGGTAACGCCCTTCTAATTGACAGTGTAACGGACGGCAACGACGTTAAAGGCGATAACTGGGTTGTTACTCAGGCCGGAGCTTTGACCTGTGTTGGAGTTACGACTACCGGGGCGGTTACGATAAGCGCCGCCGATTTCACCTTCGATGATACCTACGATATTATGTGGGATACTTCAGAGGATACTTTAGTATTTAAGGACAATGCAGTTCTCGGTTTCGGTAATACGGGCGCTGCGCCGGACGTCGAGTTCAAGTGGAACACCTCTAATCTTTTAATAGAGTCGGCGGCTGAAGATACGGGCGAGATAGAAGTCGGGGCGACCAACGCTATCGACCTCGTACTCCACGCCAATACCGCAGCCAGTGAGGTTGCTTTTAATGCTTCTACGGCTACGGCTGAATTCAACGGATACGACATTCAATTACAGGATGCCGACCTTTTGATGTTCGGTGACGACGATGACTTTACCATTTTTAGCGATACCGAAACAGTTCTCGAATTTGACCCTAAAGTCGCTGGTAACGAGATAAGGTTCGGTACAGCCTATACGGATGCCGTTGACATTACGTGGTATGGCGACCTTTCAGGAGATACGGTTACTTTTGATGAAGAATTATGCGAAGTCTTATTTACCGATATTGACCTTCAACTTGACGATTCTGCTGATTTAATTTTTGGAACCGGCGATGATTTCGTTCTTGACTCCGATACGGCCAATACTCTTGACATTATTAGTGCCGATACCGATGAAGCCGGTACTGTGAATTTCGGCAAGGATGCAAATGGTATTGACGTTGTTATGTGGGCTGCAACTTCCGGGAACAAAATATTCTGGGATTCTTCTGAAGGTGAAGTATTTTTTGAAGATGCCAATTTTGTTCTTAATGAAGGCTCAGATTTGAGATTTGAGGATTCGGGCGGTGCTACGGACTGGACCGTGGAATGCGATGGTGCAGAAGTTCTTGAATTCCTACCTACGGAAATTACCGACGACCAAGCGGTGCATTTCGGCGACGCCGACCATACATCAGACCTCGTCTGGTACACTATGACTGCTTCATCGACTATCAATATCGACGCCTCTGAAGACTTGATGTATTTGGACGCCGTGGCTTTAAGAATCAACGACGACGATGATTTATGGTTCGGTGATTCCAACGAGTTTATGATAGAATATGACGAAGACGGTACGGACAACTTGATTATCATTGCAAGTGTAGAAAACGACGCAGTTCAGATAGGCGATGGTACTCACGCTACCGATTTTAAGATATTCTCGACCGGAGATGCCAGTGCGATTGTCAATTTTGATGCTTCCGCAGATACCGCAAACGGAGCATGGTTCTTCGGTGCGAGCGACCACGGAGTCGATGTTAATTTCTACGGCGCTACTGCAAGTCAGGAAGTTCAATGGGACCAATCCGCCGATACGTGGTACTTCGGCAAAGACGCTGAAGGCGTGGACGTTTATTTCAATGCCAATACGACTGGTGATTACGTCTTGTGGGACGAAGGCGATGAGGACTTGAAGTTTGTAGGCGCAAATCTTGTTCTCGACGCCGATTCCGGGATAGAGAATCCGGTAGTTGTAGTTACTGACGCAGCGGAATATGACGTTACAGCCGCTAATTCCGGCAAAGTCCACATCATTAAAGACTTGAGTCAGAATACCAGTATAGACCTTCCCGCCGAAGCTGCGGGGTTGTACTATGAATTCTGGTACTGCGGCGGTGCTGAAGAGGCTCACGACCATACCATCGACTCTGAGAATAATACCAACTACTTTATAGGCGGTGTTATTCACCATGACAATGATGACGGCTCTGTAGCTGCTGTTTCGAGTGATGGAAACAGCAATTCCAAGCTTACGTTAAGTGATGCAAGAGATGGTACAAGAGTCAAAGTTTCCTGTGACGGTTTGAACTGGTACGTAACTGGAACGGTCAATAGTGATACTGCGCCTGCCTTTGCAGACCAGGCCGGATAAAGATTTTAAGCGGCGGGGCGGACTTCCTTCAAAAACCGCCCTCCGCTTTTTTAAGTAATGAAAAAAGTATTGTCATATATTTGTTTTGTTCCTGCGGTATTAGTGTTTTTGATTCTCGCAGCTTACAGTGTTTTTATTCTAAGATTGAATGGGAAGAATAATTTTAGATAGATAGACAGGAGAATTAAAATGAAAAATTTAGGCAAATCTATTATTGCCATACTATTAATTATTGCCGTAATTTTATCGGTTGTATTTATGGTCAAGCTTACTTTTGCGGAGCCACTTGACACTTATCATTCTGAATGGGTAAGAATCAAGGATTCAGCCGCCGAGGACGGAGCTACTTTTGCAGCTTCGCTTGCGCTCGACGCCAATGAAGGCATTTTTTCAAGCAAGCCATCGGGAGCATATCATATAGTATCAAGAGGAATAGCTGACCAGCCTTATACATCTTCAGCCGGTTCAAAGTGGATGTTTGCTTTTTATGGAACAGATGCGGCTGATGAGACTTTCTCGTTTACTCTTGTAGGATGGGCTAAGGGTAATGGTATGGCTCAAATTATTTGCGAGGGAGACGGAGTTTTGGGAACTCAGGATGTCCATACCGAACCAAATGGTGATACTATAACCAATGGTTATTGGGCTGATACTATTAGTCTTGACGAAACTTCCAAATGGCCGCTGGATATGGGCGGTGACGGTGCTAATGCACAGGTTTATAACTCCGGTGATAACGAGGTATGTATTCTCGTATTAGATTTGGCGGGTTTGGAATGGATTGATTTTGTGACTTATGACGTTGCTGGCAGCGCAGAGGCTTCGAGTATAGGAATTTACGGGCGGCTCTATTAATGAAAAAATTAGTTTTTATTTTAATCTTGTTCTTTGCGGCAAACGTACAAGCTCAGCCTATTCCTGTTTTGCCTTACATAACTCAGTATATAAGAGGTCTATTGAACGACCCGAATGCCACCGAGGCGAGAGACACTCTGGAATTAGGAGAAGCGCACGACCCTAACTTTGCAAGTGTTAATATTTTGGGCAATCATTTCAATGTGGCGACGAAAAAGACGCCTTCAGGCGTATCAGATACAGGGACAAAAGGCGACCTTGCATGGGATGAAAACTATATTTACGGCTGTATTGAAACCAATACATGGCGAAGAATTGCCTGGGCGACTTGGGCAGGTGTGGAAGGATATATGATGATTTACGAGGACAGTAACACGATGGTATTTGAGGACGGTAATACAATGGTTTTTGATTAGGTGATGTATGAAGAAGAAAATAATCGTTATTATAATTATTCTTATTTTTGTGGCGTCCGTTTACGCCGCCGAAGTCAAGTGGTCGGCAATGGCAACCAAAAGCAATGCTTCTTCGGACGATTTGACGTTGATAGTCGATGACCCCGGCGGGACGCCTACATCTTATGCAATAACAAGAGATAATTTTATTAAAAGCTGGACAGGTGACGTAAATATAGCCACGGTTGGTACGATAGGCACGGGAACGTGGAATGGAACGGCAATCGACATTTCCGATTATACGAACCTTGCTGTTGTCGATTTACTTTCATTATCAGACGATACTATCGATGCGAATACGGCGGCAATAGTAGAAGACGACGCCAAGCATCTGGCTACTAATGAACAAATTTACGACTTCGTGATTGGATTAGGTTATATCACCGCCGACCCCAATACTCACGACGCCGTAACCTACGATACGAACATGGCAATAATCTTCAGTCTTACCAATCAGGTTATTGAAGTTAATATAGCGACCCCTACAAACGGAAGGGACGATGCCTTATCGACTTCGGATGACATTTACGACTGGGGAGTAGCGGCATTTCAGGTTTTGGACGCGAATTTGACTGCTATTGCGGCGATTACTTATGGTTCAAAGGGAAATTTGAGAAATACAGGAGAAGGGGCATGGGACATAGACGCCAACAGCTATTCACTCAGCAATCACGACCATTCAGGAACTTACGAACCGGCGGACGCCAATTTAACTGCTATAGCCGCATTAACATACGATTCGACCGGCTTTTTGCGTAACACAGGAGAAGGCACATGGGATATTGACGCCAATAGTTATCAATTGTCCGATGCCAATCTGACAACTCTTTCCGCTCCAACCGCATGGCGATTATTCTATAGCGATGGTGATTCCATTATTCAACAGCTTGCTCTTGGAACGGACGGTCAATATCTTAAATCCAACGGTGCAACTTCCGCCCCGACATTCGATACGCCCGGCGGTTCCGGTGATATGCTCAAATCGACTTACGACGTCGCAGAGGACGGCTATGTCGATGGTAACGACACCGCATACGATGCTACGAGCTGGAACGGCAATATTAATGCTCCATCGATGAATGCAGTTTATGATTACTTACATCAGATAGATTCCGATGATGATGGTTCCTTAGTGGATGAAAGCTGGTGGACAACATGGAAGCTGGACGATTGGGCTTCTCCCGATGATAATACCGACCTTAACGTCTCAACTTCCGCTCACGGCTTGATGGTAAAACTACCGAACGATTCAACAAAAGTATTCGATGGCTCAGGTTCGTGGGTTGATGTGGAGGACTTATCAGATGAGATAGCGGCTGGTATTGCCGAAGGTGAACTCAACAATTCGATAATTGTTTCCGATGATATTAAGGACGGTGAAGTTGATGTCTCGGATGATACTAACCTGACTGTTGTTGATTTACTTAAATTAACGGACGATTCGATAGATGCGAATACGGCGGCGGTAGTAGAAGATGACGCTAAACATCTGGCGACTAACGAACAAATTTACGATTGGGGAGTGGCGGCTTTTCAGCCTCTTGAATCAACGTTGACCGATATAGCTGATGGTACTATAGCAGAAAACTTAGTGAATACAGACAATCC